CTTCACCCACTCTGCACCACCTGTGGCACATATAGGCTCTATTGGTGCTGTGTGTGGGGCATCAGGTGACGCGCCAACCATATCCTTCCAAATGGAATACACGCCGCCATCAACTGCGCTTCCAGCTGCTAGCATGTCTTCATTTGGCTCATTAGGCACCGCCGCCCAGCCATCAGGTAACTTGAAAGCCGGGCTTGCAGGCTGGGTGAGTGCGGCAAGGGCGATGCCATAAATATCAAGCTGTTCCTTTACTGAGTTACATACCGTCATCGCTTCTGGCGTAAGTGTCAGCAGCCAAGTTATGTGCTTCTGGCAGCGGTCGATTAGTTGCTGCTTCTGCTCTTCGGTCATCATTCTTTCACACTCCCACCTGCTGCGCGGATGGCTTCTATCCATTTGGCGTCATGCTCTTGGATGGCTTCCTTAACCCAACCCACACATGTTGTATGCGGCAAAGTCACGCGCTTCATCACCCCCACTGGCGGCGCGGTGTAAGCATTATGCCCATCAGGGATAATCAAAACTTTTTCTACGTAACCACCAATCTCACCTGCAATTCTTCGTGCGCACGACTCTCCGCTCTCAGAATGCGGTTTATGTGACTCCTCATCTGAATCGGGGTAATAGGTTCGATAACATGCCTCATGTATTGGCTCAGCCTCCAGGCTCGCCAGCGCGATTTGCTGGCGCTGTAATTTACTCATGTAATAGGATGTGTCATCGTCCCAAAACTCTTCACAAAACAAAATACAGTCCTGCAAAGATTTTATTTCATCCTTGCAGTCAGCAATGAGTGCCGCGCGTTCTTGGTTATTCATGGGTGGCTCCTTCGGTGGACGTGCAGGTCAAAGAAAGCTTTTCAGAAGCGTTCAAAGTCATAAGCACAGTCCTTTCGCAGTAATCCAATTCGGAGATGTCACTGTTATCTAGACCAGCCTCTCTAATAATGTCTGCCGCATAAGTTGGCTGGTCATGCATCTCGCACAAAAGAAAAGCAGAGTAGAACACGCCACTTTCGAATTCACCCATCACACACCTCCTTCGGTGCTGCCGGCGCGGAGTTTGCGTATCACCTCAGCGCAAATATTTGGTGCATCGATAAAATCATCACTGTCAGAAGTTACGATCGCATCAATGCAATATTGAGCACCCTCAGCCCTAACCGCGTTGAGGATGGCGTCAGTGGCTGGGGTTTCAACACCAACTTTATTGATAGATGATTGCCACGGCAGGGCTACGTATGTGTTGTCATCGCAAATAATATCAAGAGCCAGCTGATTGCCCTCTTTCAGCGCCACATTCTCCGCCAGCGCCGCATTCAGCTTTTGCTGCAGGTCGGCGTAGTCTTCGTAAGTAACGTATTTACCTTTAGTATCCTCGCCAATGAAACCTCTACTAATAACTCCGTAGCGTTTAACTTCACTCATCTCTTCACCCTCTATCTAAATTAAAGGCCGCATCATCGCGGCCTGTTAAATATATCTACATTCAGATTATCTTGTTTAGCAAAAAGTGCTATCAGATAATATCGCTATTCGCCTGCTCCATTTCATTGCGTGAAATCCAGTGCGTTTTTAGCGGTGATTTGTGGCGGCGGAAGATGAAAGCGAAGGATCCCTTTGGATTTCCTTTAACTACCTCTCCAGTGGTTGGATGGACGAACCCAACGCGACCGGTATTCTTCCCATCGCTCACCAACCCATACATCTCTGCCGCGCCATCAACTGCCATTCGGAACCACTTAGTGCTGATGTCGTCCGGCAGGATCACGCAGATCGTGCAACCACGTTCGTTTGCCTCTGTTACGCACTTCTCAATCCAAGGGCGCGGATCAGAAAAGGGTGGATTGATGAAAATTTTAGCTTTGGCGGGCCAATCGAAAGAAAGCGCGTCCTGTTCTTTAGTCCAGAATGTTTCGCACTTAGCATTCTTTTCGCTAGCTGCGCCATCGATGTCGAACGGACCGACCTCATTATTGAAGTAGTCAAACATCCACTGAGGAGTGGCCCACGTAGATCTCACATCTTCCGGCGTCACACTACCTTTCCAGCGCTTCCCGGTTATAACCAGGTTATCGCCAAGCACCTCATCACCACCTTCCAGGTCAATCGTCACTACATCATTCTCATCTTTCATCACTTAACCCCTGTAGAACCAAAACCTGCCGCGCCGCGATCGCTATTGCTCAGCTCGCCGACCTCGACCAGCGAAACATGCGGAACCGGAATCAGCATTGCCTGCGCAATGCGATCGCCATGCTTGATGGTGTCCAGATATTCCTGACCCTTACCTGAATCGGCTGTGAGTTTTACCATCAGTTCGCCCTTGTAGCCGGAGTCGATGATGCCAGTACCATTCGCCAGGCGAACATCGTAATTGAACCCGTGGCCGCTGCGGGAATAGACAATCATCGCAAAACCGGCATGGATATCGAAGGCTAGGCCAGTTTTTACGACAGCCGCACCCGATGCGTGCTGATACTCAGGTTCTCCATAAGCGCGAATATCAAAGCAGCAATCACCGGCGTGAGCGTATGCAGGAATGGCTACGTCATCGTGAAGCTTCTTGACGCCCAGCATGATTGATGGGGTGATGTCGGCTGAGATGGTGCGGTGATCTGATTTTCCTTCTGCCGCCGTGCGTGACTGACTGATCAGATAATCAAGTTCCTGATCTGCAAATGCGAAAGGTGCTGCTGGTTGGTTAGTTTTCATCTTCATTCTCCTGTTAAAAGAAAAGTCAGAATATATCTGGCTTGAGTGATTGGTTAGGCAAAAGTGCTATTCGAGTTTTACGCCTGGGATTTTACCGGCTGCGATAGCGTCGTAAATAAGGTCTGCAGTCACCTCTAGAAGAACCGCGCTGCAATCCATCATTGCTTTGATTGCTTCTTCGCGCTTACTGTCCGCTTCGGTGAAGGCGGCGTTGTATTGCTCTCGCGTTACAATTGCCTTTAATCTGTCTTCGCACTTATGCACGTCATTGTGCTCAAATTCATAACGATTCCAATCTTCACGATGCAACCATGTCCCGTATTCATTCGTTTTTATGTCTTCAGGGCTTGAACTGTAGCTATTAACCGCACCGTCGGAGTCTTGAGTTATGAAAGATGCATCAACAGGCCAGCCGCCAAACTTGGGTAATTCCTGCACCAGCAAATCAATTAGTTTCATCTTTAACACCCTCATCATCAATCCACATTAAAAACAAGATACAGCAAGCAGCATGCGCAAGATGGCTAAGGCCGCTCTCACTGTCATTCTTTTCACCCTGCCACCATGCCGTAAGATGGCGAATGCACGCATCGAAATAACGCGTCTTTGCTTCTGGAACGGCTTTCCAGTTATCAACTCCTGATTTACTTTCTTGGATATCACTTATGCTTATTGATATATGCCAGTAGTTTTGAAGCAATATCAGCAGAGTCTTGTAGCAGTCCAAGAGCTTGGTTGCACTTACCGCAAAGGAGATCTCTGAACTTCCCTGTTTTATGGTCGTGGTCAAGGTGTGGTCGCTCATTGCTTCCGCATATTGCGCACCCCCTCCTACAAAGAAACTCATATTGTTCAATAGTGATGCCATATCTTCGTATGTTTCTTTGCTTAGCGGAATCGATCTGTTTACGTCTGTACTCAGGATCTTCTCTCCTGACTCTTTCTCTTTCTTTTTCTTTTTCTCTGAATTCAGGACGCCTCCCGTACTGCCTGCGATACTCTCTTTTTGCTGCCAGCTCAGCAGGGTTGGAATTAAGTCTCCTGGCTTCGTAACAAGAACGACATTCTCCGGTTTTTGAGCTGATTTTTCGCACTTTCTTGCATCTGCAACATTCTGATTCAACTGACGTTGAATTCCTGTAGCATGTTGTACACATACCTTTGGCAACAATTTTGGCAGATAATTTGCATTTTTCGCACGTGCCAATTCTAGGCATAATTCTCTCTCGATTATTTCTCCAATTTCCATTGTATCCTTGAACTTGGTAACTGTATATTTATTTGCACCAAACTCCAGAACCTGGATGATCTGCAACAACTGAGCAGCTGGCAAAAGACTGAAGCGCCACTTACCCTGATCGTGCTTAGTGGTCATTAATTGCCCTCCCACGAATTCAACACACGACACTCTTTCTCCGGCCCGCTGCCAACGATCAGCCACAACTTACCCTCACGCAGGCTTTGCCCGGTGTAGCTCAGCGCAGCCTCTTGTCCTGTTTGGTTGCTGGCGCGCAACATGATCACCATGTCCGAACCACCCATATTCGGCACGCTTACGGAATCCTTTCCGATAGGATAGGGGATGCCATCAACGATGATGGATGACTGGTTCTGTGATGAAAGTTCGTATTGCACGTTAGATCCGCTGCAAATCAGGTTTGCGTGGAATGATTTTGCATTCGCGGTGAATGCCAGTGCTGACAGGATTGCCAGGGTGATAAGTTTTTTCATTTGCTATCTCCAAATCTCAACTCGTTCAATTTATCCAGCCTGCGTTGCAGTGACTGAATCTCTTTGCGGCGCATAATTTCTGCTTTCGCTACGGCCTGATTTTCGCTTAATTCGAACTCACCGGTTCGGTAGTAGTCCGTTTCAGTGAATGCTACTTTACCGCCAGCTTCGAGTTTTGCCTTTTCGTGCTGAATTCCGCGCGTGAGGGAATATTTTATCACCCAGATGTCGGCGATGATTTCTGAGGAATGAGCGCTACGGGCGGTGATAAGAAGTGTGGAGAAGAAGGCGATCGCCAACACCCAGTTTATGAATTCACGCATAAATCCTCCGCACGATAAATTTTCTTTTCGATGCCTAGCGACCAGCGACCTTTGCGCGGTGAGATAATACCCAGCCCGGCATCATCAGCTGCATAGATAGTTTCACGATCTTCCGGAAGGCACGACACGCGAAGCTTGCGCGTCTTCATCCGGTACGCAACCTGGCTAACGTTTGATGGCGACCAGCAGCACCAGACCTCAGCGCCGGTTGAGTGGTGAGTGTGCCACGCATCAAACCATGATGAGCACAGGTAGGTGTATTCGCTCTCTCGATCTTTATCAGCAGCTATGACTGAAACGCCGGATGCCGGGAAGCCGCCAGAAATGAATGCAACATCATAATCTCCGTGGAACTCACCAGCCTTAATGAACGCCACATCACAGATCATCTCATGCTGTGAGCACAGGCTAACCGGCACACAGATAAGCTCAGAGCCAGACTTTCCAATGCATGTGTAGAATTCATCAGGTGATATGCCAGCGGCCAGCGTGTCGATACTAAAAGACTTACGCTCGCACATAGCAAGGAAAGCAGCACATCTATCGTGTTCTGCGTAGCTGCCGTATTTCTCCTGTTGCGCCTTCTGCATCACCTGACTGCGCACAGCCTCGCGCTTCTGCACCGGGACGCCACCGATCCAGTCACCAAGCGAACGGATGGTTTCTCCGAATGACATGCCGGAGATTTTCATCAGCAGAGATAATCCATCACCAGAACCACACTGGCTGCAGATGTATCCGCCGTCAGACTTCTCCTTATAGTGATCGTCATAGCGGAACCGGTCAGCGCCGCCACACGATATGCATGGCTGGTGCTTTTTGTTGAACACCGAATCCGGCACAGGAGAAATAGCCTGAATTGCTTCAGGCCACATTCCGGCTACAGAACGCATTATGTCGTCTTTGTTGTACATGTTTTAGGTGCCTTTTTGCTAAGCTGGTTAATGTATCGTTGAAGTTTGTTGCAAACATAAACATGGACGTTATGACACTCAACGCAAACATTATGCAGAGAAACATCAGCTACGCTGTTACCAATACCCCCAACCATGACCATCTCTTGCATTTTTTCAGCATGAAAGTTTTTAGCTTTTCTCATGCGGTTAATAACCTTTCTATATCCCATCACCCACCCCTCGCCATTTTCATAAAGTAATCACGCTCAGCTTTTGCCTGAAAATACATCGCGATATTGCCATCTCGCATACGGCGCATTGCTCGGTAATGCGCGATCTTCGCCATTTTTACGAAGTGCAGTGCGTGCCAGCTCATTTTCTACGCTCCAACATGGCATCCGCATAATCATATGCATCAATAGCAATGCTTCCTTCTGACACATACTCACCATATGGAACTTTTGCGATTAACTGTTCCATAGCCTTGGCAGCAAAATAATCACGCAATGAAATATTTTTAGGGTAAACCCATTCTCCATTATCTACTGACATACCACACCCCCAATAAAACGATGATTGACCAGATAACTACACAGAAACCCAAAGCCGCGATAAAACCTTTATTCACTTAACAACCCTCGCAAACACAATAACGTTATTTAATTTGATGGAGAATTTATGAAGATACCCTGCGCAACAAATTGAGACCATTTTTCTTGCTCTTTCTACTGAATGCATATCTGAAAAAAATTCCCATGAATCATCATCGACACCACGCCTGATCAGCTCGCCCTTATTTCCTAAAGCAAAAACTGATTTGCTAAACCCATAAAAGAAAGTTATCTCTTCAATAATGCACACCTGACGAGTCTTGATGCGCTTCTTCCCAACCAGGCTTACAATGATCTTCCTCAGCTTATTCACTTACGATCTCCCATGTGCCGAATGCATCTTCACCGCCAACGTTAATCCAAGTCGGGATGCCAATACTGTTAACCACCCCATACCACGCACCCGGATACACCGATTCTCTTTCTCCAAAAACTTCATATTCAGTTCCTACATCAAAACCGCTATATTCAAACTTCGCTGATACAAATTTAACCTTCATTTCCACACCCTCACTGTTCTCAATGGACACATCATCTCATTTCTTATTTCGGACGTCTTTAGCAATTCGTGCTATCTGCTCTGCGTAAGATTTTTCTGTAAAGGCACTTGCGCATCCTGAATTTCACCTTTAGATTGGTAACTCATCCGATAACGGAAAAGGTACAGCATCATGAGCAGCACAGCAACTGGATTTACACCGGACATGATTGACCTGCAAACGGTCGTTGATTACACCGGAGACGCAACAGGTCAGGCATCACCGCTTTACCAGCTAGCGAAGAAAATGAGCCAGACTAACTTTGCGGAGGGATTCGATCGCGCTGAAGCGATGTACATCGTCAAATCACGCATGAGCACTAAATTCATCATGAACAAGTTAATGGAGAAAGCAAAATGAGAAGCAACCCTTACGATCTTATGGTTAGCCCTACCGATCTGAGTGTCATGAGAAAAGCAGAAAAGCCGATGCCATCACGCGAAGAACTTCTAGCGAGAAACTCTTTCGCCGGTCCTGATAACAATCGCCACCTCGACCGCACGTTAGGTATAAAGCACAATGGCCCTCGCGTTTATACTGATACGACTGTGAATAAGCTCGACGAGAAGAAGGTGAGAGAGATGAGGGTGAAGAAGTGAAACAGGTCGAAGTCAGCGCCATCTGCGGGCTCGTTGCGATAACACCATGTGCCGGTTACATCTACGTGTTCAATGGTAAGCGGTGGAGTAAATGCGCCACGCCTAATGTTATGGCGATGTGGAATGCATGCTCTGCGAATCGTAAAGTTCATCGTGGAATATTCAAGATCAGGGTAGTGGAGGAATGATTTTAATGGAGAAGTTAAATCACGATCAACTGTGTGATATCGCCTGCAGGTTCCTGCAAACCAACGGATTCAAGGTCGCTTTTCATGACAAGTTTCGCGCATGGACTTCATTTGGTGAGCAACCTGACGCCATCGGATTCCGCAATGGCGCTTCATGTCTGCTGGAGGCTAAGTGCTCTCGCAGTGATTTACTGGCAGATCGCAAAAAGCCGTTTCGTATCGATCCATCAAAAGGCATGGGAGACTGGCGATTCATGATTAGCGAGCCGGGGATTGTCGAAGTGACCGACTTGCCCGAAGGATGGGGATTGCTGCATGTCATCAATGGAAGGGTGAAGAAGATTCACGGATGGCCTGGTAACGGGCATTGGGTGAATGAAGAGTTTAAACCATTCAAGGCAAACAAGCAGGCAGAGTGTGACATGATGTTTAGCGCGCTGCGCCGCATGGATTTACGCGGACATCTTAAAGAAATATATGATGGGTTGCCTGTTAATAAGGGTTCATCATGCTAACCATAGAAAAACAAATAGCCGAAACGGACGTTGATGCAATTCGCGGAATATTCACTCAGGCACCTTATCCTTGCTACTCCTATCAGGCGGCGACATATCGACTGATATCCGAGGAGATTCGCGATCGAAACTCGAAGCCTTTCGTTATTAAGGCAGCGGTATCTGCTGGAAAGTCAACCATGCAGGCGATGTTGGCTTTCCGTGTTCAGCAGATGAACGATGAACAGGAGCGTAATGGGAGAAATCCCTACCAGTTCCTCTTCATCAGTAGGCAAGGAGAAATCGTAAAACAGAATTCTGATGAGCTGTGGCAGTACGGCGTACGCAATTCTATCTTCTGCGCATCTCTCTCTGCCAAGGCTGCGGCATATCCGATAATTTGCGGAAGCGAAGGGACGATCGTCAATGCCTTATTCGATCGAGTTAACGAGAAAACCGGAAAGCTTGTGCATGGCAAGCTGAAGGATTATGCGCCTTACTTCGTTGCTGTCGATGAAGGGCATCATGTTTCTGTTGATGACTACGTAGAAGCTGAGAATGCAGGCGAATCATATGATCAGATGATCACCAACAAGCGCTCATCTTATACGATCATCCTACGCGTTTTGCAGCAGCGATGCCGTGAGGTGCACGGAAGGGAGCTCGTGCTGATGAACTTCACCGGCACACCCTATCGCGGCACAGATCCCATTATTAACGAGAACATGAGCACACCTGGTTTGTGGCGAAAGTCCATTGTGGACATCAGCACTGATTACCTGGTTAAGTTCGGCGCTGTGGTTCCTACGCGATTTGGTGACACTTCCGGCCTGAAGTATGACCTGAGTCAGTTCCATACTGATGGCGAGGAAGGCATTAAAGATTACAGTGCCGAAGAATTGCGACAGATGGAGAAGTCTATCCATGAGCAGGGCACTCTGACGCAGAAAATCATGCTGGACGTGCAGCGCATCGCCAAGGATATGCATTCGGTGCTGATCACCTGCGCCGGTAAGAAGCACTGCCAGGAAGCTGCTGCTGCGCTTTTGCCGGGGGAAACTTACTGCATCATTACCGAGGACTCATACAACCAGAAAGAGCGGCTGGCTGTCATTGAAGATATCAAAGCAGGTAAGTACAAATACACCTTCCAGATAGGAACGATGACGACCGGCGTGAACATCCCCATCTGGCAGGTTAACGTTCTCCTGCGTCCGATAGGAAGCCTGACGCTGCTGACTCAGCTGCTGGGCCGCACAATGCGCAAACTGAAGCGCGAGCAGGTTGAGGCTGGGTTAGTGAAGGATTACGCACTGGTTCTGGACTATGCCGGCTGCATGGATGACTTGGGGAGCATGTATCACGATCCTCTTCTGGAGCAGTACAGTTACCAGCAGGCTGAGATAAATGAGGATTACCAGATATGCCCACAATGCGATGGGCACAACTCACCATCGGCGCGGCGTTGCATTCATGATTGTGGTTATTACTTCAAGTTTCGTGAGTGCGAAAACATCTTCGACAACGCCGGTAGATTGATAAAAGAAGGGTGTGGCGCAAAGAACGATCCCTGCGCAAGATTCTGCCAGGCGTGCGGTGGCATGATGCTTGACCCCAACGACAAGCTTTCCGGCACGCACTACACCGAAGGAGACTATTACAACGTGCTGGACTTCAACGTCAATCTGACCAAAGACCAGCGTGCTCTCGTGTTCGATTACTGGCTTGATGATCGTCAGGGCGGAAAGTTCCACGCCAGCGAGTTATTCATGCCTGAGTCCGACCTGATGTGGGCTCGTAACGCATTCAAGGCCAACGCGGTAGGAAAACACATTGCTGTGCCTAAGATGCGCCGTGAAATTGGCTCTATCAAGAATGCTGTGCGCATCATGAACTACGCGCCTATGTTCATGAAGCCGCTGCGCGTAACTCACCGCAAGAACGGAAAAGGCAAGGATATCATCGCCAACAAAGTATTCGTGGAGAGCAAATAGTGGAGCTGTTTAAACACCTTCCAGAGGAAGAAGATGGTAGAAAAGAGTGGCTGCACCAGCAGGACTGTTTCAGCTATGTGTCGCTGCATTATCCGCACCTGTTGTTCTTTCATGTGCCGAATGAAACGGGCGTGAGATCATCGCCGGGAATGATTGAGAAAAGACGCAGGGCAGGTGTGCGAAAAGGGGTCAGTGATAACCCTATACTGACGCCGACTAAGTGCGGAACATACAGCTTCACCTGCTTTGAACTAAAAGCGCCCGAGAAATCAAAAAAGGCCAGCAAAGATCAGATTAAATTTGGCTTTGAGGTAGAGCTTAGCGGTGGGCTTTTCGTCATCTGCTGGGGACACCTGGCATTCCGCCGTTTCCTGCAAAAATACTACTGACTACCAATTTATTGGTGGACATATAGTGGAGATGGGTGTAAATTCTAATTTCGGATAATGATGAGGGTGTAGAGATGAAGATTAAACTGTTGAATGATGGGGATTACGGCGACATGGAAGGCGTTAATTTTCCTGTGACTGTGGATGGAGAATTTGACGGAGTGATATACCGAGTGACTGCAGCTGAACTTTATCGAGTGGGTGCCAATAGCGGCACCTTCTCTATAGGTGGCGATGATGAATTCCAGTGGGCATTCCTTCCAGTAGATCATGCGGTGAGTGCATCATGAGCATCAAAATCTTTTCTAGCGAAGAGCTCAGCAATTCCGACTATCACGCAGAAACCGACCACGTTTCTGGCTCACAGCTGCAAAAACTTTTCACCACGAGTCCGGCATCATTTAAGTATGGCGTCGAGACTGATGATGAAGGTAATCCGGTAGAGCAGAAGTCACGCGCACTGGAATTCGGTAGCTGCGCGCACACTAACCTTCTTGAGCAGTCTAAGTTTGAAGCGGAGTACATGCGCGGCACGGTGAAAACTGACCAGTTCGACGGTGAGTTACTTACCAGCCAGAAGGCATGCGAATCATGGCTGAAGAATCGCGGCATCAAAGGTTATTCGGCAAAGGCTTATCCTGAGTTGTCAGCGATGATTACTGCAGCACTTAAGCCGGGTGAGAAGGTTTCTATCCTGGCTGAAATTGAGCAGGCGGAACTGGCAGCAGCGGAAGCATCAGGCCGTAATCTGATCCGCGGAGACGACTACGATGCATGCATGAAGATGCGCGAAGTTCTCTACATGAACGGAGAGGTTCGTAACATCATCGGCAAGGGTGCGCCAGAAGTTAGCGTGTTCGCGGAAATTGAAGGCGTACCGGTTAAGGTGCGTTTCGATTACATCTATGACTGGATGATCATCGACTACAAGACCACCATCAGCGCTCACCCTGAACAGTTCGGAAAGCAATGCTACAACGCAGGTTATTACCTGAAAATGGCACTACAGCATGATGTTTTCACTCTGGCTTACGGGCGTGAGCCATCTGCAGTGAAGTTGCTAGCGCAGGAAAAGAAGCTACCTTTTATTCCAGTCATGTACCGAATGAGCGATGAGCAGCTAACCATCGGTCGACTGCAATATCGCGCAGCACTTCAGCAGTATCGTGCGTGTAAAGAGCGTGATGTATGGCCCGCATACGGCGGTGGTGCAGAGATGGAATTGCAGACGCCTAATTTTGTTAAACAACAGTATAAGGATTTTATTAAATGACTAAACATGAAGATCTTGATTTGCTGCCATTGCCTTTAATTCAGGAGATTATCAATGCGCCAATCGACTCAAGATTTTATGATCACGAACTTCCTCCTAGCGTGATTATCAGAAAAGAAGGGATTAATGATGACGAGATTGGCTTCGGAGTTAACGAATGCCTTTTGAGAATGGCGCAAGAAATTGAATATTACCGGAGCAAAAAATGATCCTCAGCAACCCAAGCGATCAGTTCATCAAAGCATTCTTCGCCGTCCGCTCAATGCTGGGTGGAAAGGTTAAGAAGACAGTCGCCAATAACCATCTGAAAAGCAAGTACGCCGATCTTGGTTCTGTGTTCGAAGCCATCAGCCCGGCGCTTGATGATCAGAAGATCGTGCCAATTCAGAATGCAACAATGGTGGAATCAGGTCAGGTTGAGGTAACGACAATCCTGATGCACGAGTCAGGCGAATCAGCTACCTTCGTTAGCCGAATCCCACTTGCCAAACAGGATGCGCAGGGCTACGGCAGCGCATTTACTTACGCCCGCCGTTACTCTTTAATGGGGATCTTCGGATTAGTCCCGGCAGATGATGACGGCAACGCGTCACGCAAGACGGCGAAGGATGTGAACAAGAGCCTGTCAGCGTGCGCAGATGTTCCAGCAATGGACGAAGTGATGAAGGTGGCACGCAAGTACTTCGAAGGTGACGCGGCAAGCCTGCGCGTCATCCAGGCACACTACGACAAGCTGAAGTCAGACAAAGAAATCGGCGGTGCTGTTCCCTTTAACCCATTGCAGAAGAAACCAACACAGCAGGCAGCACCAGCGGAACCACAACAGCCGAAAGGCGAAGATCTTAACCCTGAAACTAATTTCTGATAAGTGAGATAACATGCACGTAATTACTGGAACTATTCGCAAGGCACCATACACAAAAGATGGCGAAAGCCAGAAGGGCACATGGAAGATGTATGCTGTGGAGCTGTCTGAGTCGTGGAAAGATTTTAAGACTCAGGAGCGCAAGTACACAAACTATCGCGCAACACTGTTTGCTTCATCTACTGGAGCAATTCAGTATTACGATGAAGTTTTGGTCGAAGGTGCTATTGTATCCATCTCATGCGATCAGTTGCAGATTAACCAGCGCGAGCATAACGGAACTAACTACGTGACACTTGAGCCAGTTAACCCTAAATTAGCATTTGCTAAGGCTCCAGAAGCTAGTCAGCAGCAGAAACCACAGCAACAACAGCAGAAGCAGAACAAAAATGCTCCTCAGCAGCAGGTAAATAACGAGCCAGCGATGGAATTCGATGACGATATCCCCTTTGCGAGCATCGGTCTGCAATACTCAAGCCATGCCATTCATTCAATCTGAGGTGGTAAATGAAAAACAATCTGAAGAAATTACGCGCAGATCGCAACATCAGTCAGCTGCAGTTATCGCAGTTGTCCGGTGTCAGTCAGCAGACGATCAGCAAGATTGAGTTGGAAGAGGAAGGATACTCGCCGAAGCATGACACGTTGGTCAGTATTGGCAATGCATTAGGTGTTCATCTGGATGAAATTACTAAGGTGAAATGAATAAGGCCCCGTAAGGGGCCTTTTTTATTGTGCTGAATCAGGAATTGGTGGCTGTTCTGGCCATGTAATGTTTGGCGCTTGGCTCGTGTCTACAGAACGAACAGCATCCTTATAATTAACCCAGGCAATAACTGCATTTTTTTCCTGTTCACTGGCAATGTTAAGCAGAAGCTTTGTTTGCCATTCCAGAAAAACTGAATCAGCTGAAACCAACCTGCTTTGCTTTTCATTTTCAGCTTGCTGAACAAGCTCGTCATGAGATGGCTCAGGCTCTGGTGGTGCAGTAAATTTCTCACCGTCGTACGTCCAGCCTATGCCAGCACCTGTATCCCCAAGAGGTACGGGGTAACACCCATCAGGGGGTGTCCAAACCGATTCTCCATCCCACATAATAACGTTAATTACCAAACCGCTTGCGTTTACTACTGCATAACCTGATGGCTGCATCACGAGTACTCCCATACAATGACCATTCCCGGATTCCCGGTCTTTCCTGTGTAGCTTTGTCCTGCTGTTGCGTAAGTTCCGTCTGCACCTCTACCTTGCCAGCCTCCAGGAAAAGGAGAGTTGGGAGCAGAAAATCCCGCAGCCGTTCCCAATGTAACCTGAAGGACTTGAGTGGATAAAGTTTCTCCTTGAGAGGATGAGATTATGAACCCACTCGATGTGTTTGTTGCTCCTGTCCGGTGATAAGCGCCTCCAGCAACTCCAGCAGATGCCGAGGACAGTGTTGCATCGGCTGGATTGCCACCATCCAGGGACATATATGGTCCGAAGAATGTACCACCACCATAGTTGTTTGCTGTTCCACCCAAACCAACAGTAACAGTTAGTGGTGTTGATATGGCTGACATCTCATACCTTGACTTATTATATTGACCGTGATATCCAGGTGGAGACCCCCCCGTTTGCCCGGCTGCAGTACTTCCCGTCCTGCTGGCTCCTCCTCCAGCGATGGCCTCAACAATTATCCTTTTTGTTCCTGGTGTTGGGTTGTATTGACCAGTAACAACAAAAACCTGTGTGTTTAATAGCCTTCCAGGTACGCCGTATATGGAATCGTACTGATAGATATTGGTGCCATCACCGAGCACTGTCGCTGTCAGTCCTGCGGGTATCAAGACTCCACTTCCGCTAGGCGTTTTTACGTTGACACCAAAAGATCCTGAGCATCCATTCACAATTGTCCAGCTTTTAATCCAGGCAGGTAACACGAGGTTTATGTTTGATGTCAGATTTCCAGATAAAACCACTCTATCTTTAGATGCCTGCAAGGTAGTAAGTGTGACGCTTGATGACGCCAGCCCGGTAATCGTGGTAACACCATAGCTACCCATCGGGATCCAGCCAGTTAGTGCAGCGGTGCTGTTTTCCGGGTTGGCCTGGTTGTCCTCTACGGTATTAAACCAGAAGCCTGTGCCGGTTGAGTTAGGAATCCTCGCAGAAAGCGGATATCCACCCACGGCGGTGGAAAACGTTGAATCATAAACATACCCACCACCAGCTGCAAAATAACGGTTAAATGATGACTGTTCGAACAGGATCTGGTTCATGTCCTGTCCTTTTGGCGGCAAACCACCGGCGCTTTTCAGCGTCATTGTGATCGGCGGGAAACCCTGATCATAAGATGCCTGGTTGCTGCCTGATGGCGTGGTAGGAGTAATGGCTTCTCTTGGGCCGTTGGTGCCGAAGGGGACCGCCTGTTTGCTTGGTGCGTCAGTAGACTTCATTTATTGAACTCCATAAAAAATACCTTCATTAAACCCATAGGCGTCTTCAGAGAAGCCGAAATCAGGATTGACGATCTGCGTTAATCGCAACTGCACGCCGGATGGAATCGGCATTACATCATAATTCATCAGGATGGATTTCTCATAGGGCTGCAGCTCAAAGAAGGTTGTTATGCCCATAGCCATACCGAAATAGTTATTGCAGAAGGCCACACCACGTCCAGCAAATAGCATGCGCAGGAACTGGTTTATCTCAGGGATAGTGGCGATAGAGATGTTGCTGAATGCTTTGGCCAGTATCAGTGTTCGGTAAGCATCGTCGCCCAGGCGAACATTCGTTGTTTCCTGCACGCCTGCGTAGAATGGAGAGCTGTTGAAAACGTCAGGGTAGAGAGTAGAGTCGTTATCTTCAGCCTCAAAGAAACCAAAGCTATCGCTGTCAATATCGGCGGTCACGTAGCGGCTGATGTTGACGATTTTACCCCATATATCCAGGCCGAATGAACCATTCGTCGTCAGATCCCAAACCTCCGAGATGAACTTATCAGTGAAATCATCCAGAGATACGGCCTGATCGAATGTATCTATTATTGCCAGAATTCTCTGGCTGGCTGAATACTGCCTGAGTATTGTATCTTCCCAACTCATGATAGTGTCACCACGATGTTAGATGCTGAGATCGTCGGCACCTGATCGATACCCATGGTTACGGATGCACCGAATGTTGAGTTATCCAGAGACACAGTTAGCGATAAAATGCTCACCGATGATGAGTCAATAGCGATAACTGGCGCATAGAAGCGGCTTGCTGAAATGGTTGAACCGATACGTGCCTTGGGGATGCCGTCCACCAGACCGTTGAATGCATTCTGAATAACCGACTGTACCTGAGATGTGATATCGCTCGGAGGGTTCAGATCCCCATCAATGGTGACGTTGAAGTAAACCGGCGTTGCGATCGCGCGCTGCCACTGCATCACATATTGCGGCTGCGGCGGCTCATACGTTGTGTCAACGACAGTGTAAGTCGTGTCACCATTCAGGTTTGCGCCAGGGTTGTAAGTCTGGAAAACCGACTCAGCTACATCTGCATCGCTGCCACCATATACGGCAATGTAAATTGAATGCGCCTTTACTGGGAAGCTTGTCGTGCCTTTATTCACCACTGCGTCAGTACGGTTTGACCATACATAAGCATCAAGCACACCATCAGTGGCAAGCAGGGCGGCACGAACACTTCCATCCTGGTTTCTGCTTCCGCGATAAACGGAATCCTTGCGTCGGGTTTCAAAAGCGATTCGGCTTTCAACGTCAGTCCCGACCACGCCAGCATTACTGTTATAAACCGCATCCCAGCCAGGAACCGCCCGGTAGATGGTGTTTAACGCACCCACTGCGCAGGGGATGGGGCCATTCGTCTGATTGGTGAAGTCAACATCGATTGAACCAGATGCAGGGATAGTGGCGTCACTGGTTGTTGAGTAAATATAACCTGCAGTATCCTGCGCGGTGCTACCAGAAGGGATAATGGTGCCTACCGCACCAGTAACCGTAGCAGTAACCACAGTGCCAGCCCCGGCGATCCTGTCCATGAAATAAATTTGCCCGATACCATCCTGGAACCTGCCGGACGCATAATCAGGATTGATCTGGTTGAATAGAACGAGAAGCTTGTCATAAACCTGAGCGACGATCTCAGTGTCTGACATTGCAATCTGCCCTTGCGGAGAGCTAAGCGACGTACTTGGCGAAAGACCAGTGGTGGAGTTGTTTACGGATAACGCAGTAACGAGATCGGTTAATCGACCAGACAGGACATCTGCGATTTCCGGCACGCTAAGGCCATTTTCGGTGATAGTTACATCCGGCACAGAAGTCTGAATAGTTGTCATAAAGTAACCTGCGTGTCGTTTCCTTCAGTGTCAGTAATTCGCAGAGTTCCTCGCGTTGAGCGGGTCTCACGGTCAAAGTATACCGTACAAAGCGCCTGGTCTACTATCGCTATTTTTTTAGCCTCTGACTGCATCTTCTGCGCAATGTATACCGTTGATTGCGGCTTACCTAGCACCTGAGTATCCCACGGGATGCCAAGCGTGTTGTCGTAATAGCACTCGCCATAAAAGGTGAGGCAAGCGCTGGCAACGTCCTGAGCAACAGCATAGGATGAGTCCGCTACGGCGATATTACCTGCGCCATCAAGCTGCAGGTCCCAGTCTGATGTACCTAACTGCATGGTTGCGTATGTCATACAGGATGATCCGTAGTGTTAGATGTTGCTGTTGAGCTTCCTGACTGCACGTTTGGCACAGGATGTTTATGCAGATCATAAGCATCACGCAGCGCCTTGAGGCTGGCGGACTGAGTTCCGTTGTTGTCCGTGATATTGCCACCAGCGGTGATGTTACCGGTGACGTGCAGTTCAGGCGTTGTCATGGTAACGCCTGATGGCGCGTTTACGGTTAATTGACCAGGTGTCACGATGTCTATCTGGTTACCATTGAATCGCACAAACTCACTTGGCTGCGCATTCAAAAACCCACCAAGATAAAGTGCATCACCCTTGCTGTGCTTGCGCTTACTGCCTGGCACTGATGGCTCTCGTGCAGTTCGGGCAATCGTAGTGTCCTGATCGCATACAGCAATCATGCCAATGTCACCCGGAACCGGATCCATGATAATAGCGCTTGCTCCACGTTGCAGTCTGAAGACAGGGCATCCGAATATGTTTGAGTTGTCAATCATCGCGCCACTCTGGTCTGTTTGCGTTACCAGAGGTAAGACATCAACAGTCAGGTTTGGCGCAGCACCTTTCACAGCAACAACTCTTACCAGCTCAATGAAGAAGCAGCTGTTAAGCATTCGAGAGAAGTTAAACGCAAAAGCCTCCGCGTCGCTGGTTTGAACGTTCGGAGGTGTATAGAAATTCTGACCGGTATTATTGCTGTTGCTGTCCGCCATCCTGAACCTTTGTGCCTTGTGCTATGGTCAGCCACGGGCCATCTTTCACCCATGAAGACAGATAATGATCTACCGCAAACAACTGATATGTTCCGGTCGCATGGGGTAGGGATGTGGTTAGCTTAACATAACGGCCCTGCGCAAGGTAGGTGCTGAACTGTGTCTGAAAGGTGATTCCGGATGGGGTGAATACCGGATATCCAATCAATCCGTACTCCGGAGAAACCTGCGGGATTACGCTGTCAACTTTCGTTCCGGGCTTCCACACGGTCACGGTTTTTCCGTTAATGGCCAGCGCAAGGCCAGCAGCATTGCATGCATAGCGAAGCTGATCCAGCGGGCTGCCCATCAGATAAATATTGCTGCCAAAGATACCATCAATGCCAACCGGGATGAGGTTGTAGTCATTCGCTTTGCAAATGGCAGAAAGAACATCTTTATACTGCTGACTTCCCTCCTGAGAGAATGGTTTTGCGGTCGATCGCGCCAGATCTCCGCCAGCTACCGCGCTGATGATCACGCCAGATTCTGGAATGGCGTTCATATTGGCGTAGCATGAGAATATCTGCCCGTTGAATACCTCAGTGTCACCGGCATAGATAACCATGCCGATACGTGCCAGCTGATCTGTGTATGGGCCAATACCCTTGGCGGATAACGTGGCAATCAACTCAATGCCGAGACCGTAAAGTGTAGCCTCTGCCTGAAAACCACCGGTGTTACCCATATAGGAGACCTTGCACATAGCCTTGCCATCAACAATCGATATCCTGGTGTTTCCTTTCTCGTCGAAAGCGCCGCTGTAGTTTTCGAACTCGAAGCGTAGCGTTTTTCTACTGTACAAGTTCGGCCTCCGTCATGTAGAAGAGCTTGTATCGACCGCCGAGATTACTGTATTCAGGATCTGATGTGCCCTGCGTGTCGAGGAACACCAGGTCGCCAGAGAAGCCAAGATAGGAGTATCGCACCATCTTATTGGCGTACAAGCATGGTACACCCTGAATGAGAGGAACATTATTGACGGACAAATCCATGTATATCGCGCTCTCTCTCTGCACCAGGCGAATTGAGCACTGCTGCTGGTTAAGTGCGACGTTTACCGTTTGCTCTTTTACCGCTTCAAGAGACACTGTGATCATGTGATTGAACCTGAAATGCTTTGCACGATAGTGGTTGCCTTATCGGTGGCGCTCTTAGCTACCTCTGCGGCAGTTTGCGTAACTGTCTGCGTTGCGCTCTGGAATGATTCGGTGATCGTTCCTGTAACCTGATCGGTTAGCTGACCGGTAGCCTTCTTCAGGTTATTCCAAGACTTACTCAGATCATCCAGCGCGGATGTTTTCGCATTGCCATCTTTAGTGATGCTGCTTACACCGGTAGTGCCGGATGCAATGTCATTTGCTGTTGGCTTGGTATTCGACTGGCTGCCTGATAGCTGAACCTCCATCTGGTCAATCACTTCCTGAAAATCAAGGAAGATGGTCAGCAGCGTGACACCGCTTTGTGCCGTAACTTTGTAACTCCAGTCGGTAAGATCGTAACCTTCCAGCGTTTCCTTTGGCGTCTCAATGTCGTACTGAGCAGCTGTTGCCAGCATGGTTTTCAATGTGGCAAGCGTAGATGACTGGCTGGTAAGCGTCAGATCAAAGATATTCGGGATGTTCCCGCTAAATCCAGACAGACCAGAAACCACGATAGAGCATCTAAGTCGGTTAGGCTCTCTCACCTTGTTAATTGACTGGTACTTGCCAGCCTCAACTGGTGCAGTTGTGATAGACGCTCGGCCCGATGGCTCGATAGAAATCATGCCTGAATATTCAATCGCCGAAGCTCCTCCACCCGACTGGCGGATCACATACGAAGGTTTCAGTGTGCTATTAATTATCGACAGCGGGGAGCCGCCGCCGATCGCGTTGAAAATATCTGCTGTGTTAAGTGATAAAATACTCATTACTGAACCCCGCCAGAGAATGCAACGGTAATATGGCTTCGACGCGCCTGCTGCTCAATGGACTGTGTAAGCTGATCGGCTGATGTCGGATTGCTATACACGTTGACGGTGCCAATGCTTGTGCTGCTGGTCTGGCTGTTGTCCTGACCATAGCCCATAGTTGATGGTGTCATAGCCGTGTTTGTCATCTTCTGATAATAAGATGCAACCTTGCCAGGGTAATCCTGCGTCTCTTTCGGAATAAATCCGGTTCTTCCGCCAGCAATATATTTATCCATATTGCCCATACCCCAGTTATAAGCCTGGAGCGCATCGGAAACGTTGCCTTTGTAACGTTTTATCAGCTGGCTTAGGTATGCGCTGGCAGCCGCGCGTGACTTCTCAGGATCAAGGCGTTCATCAACTCCTCCGCCAACCTGCAGGCCCATGTCGCGAGCTGTTCCGGGCATGAACTGATACATGCCTGTCGCGCCGCTCTTCGCATTGTATGCGAGCGGATTTCCGCCGGATTCCGTCATTGCTAGTGCGTCAAGCAGAGATGAACCTACCTGTCCATTAAGAATGGTAGACCCCCGTCGATTGATGTTAGGTGACATCATAGCTGCGCCAGCATTACCAATACCCAGCATTGCAGAGATGTTGCTCCACCAGTCACCAGATGTCGGTGCAGTGGCTGCTGATGGGTTGGTTGCACCTTCGCTGATGGTTCCGGGTGGTAATGCCTTGTTGTAATCAGCGCGGCGGCTTTCTTTCTGCTTCCACATTCCGGCTACGTAATCCCAAACCATGCCAAGATTGGAATCAGCGTCGATGTTGCCTCCAGCTGTCAAGCGTTGTCCTGGCGCTGGTTTTTCGGGGCCCGCGAGATTTATGAGTGGCTTATTAAACCCGGTCAGCAGGTTAAAGTTTTCCGAAATCTGGAAGAAGGAGTGCAGGGCATTCGATGATCCATTCAGGGCGTCGGCGAAATCACGAGCCCACTTAGAGCCATCCTGGAAGAATCCAAGGATATTGCCCTTGTTATCTTCGATCCACTTGCCGAACTCTGACAACGCTTCATTGATGTCTTTACCAAAAATTCGCACAAAGTCCTGCGCCACACTGTCAGCGGTTGCTTTCAGCTGTTCAAGCGTCTTAGTAACATCCATTGCCTGCTTGATGGCTGCAGGTGTGGCGTTACTCTGCTTCTCGAAATCCTTCTGAAGGGTGGCAAGGTTGCCGCTGTACATGAGGTTAAACATGTCATCAGCGCCGCCCATGCGCTGCCACATCACCTGAGCCTGATCCTTGTTAAGTTTGCGAAGCGCCTCAGCCTGACGCAAAACGCCTTCGCCTGGCGTTGCAGCGCCAATAATGTTGGTTCCGGTCATGCCCTGAAGCTGCTGAATGGCGATCGTGGATTCATCAGGCGCACCCATGCCAGTACGCGACCATAACTGGGCATTCTTCACACGAGCAAGGCTATTCGTCATTGACTGAGATGAAGCGCCGACAGCGGTTGCTGCACGCTCAAAACCCTGAAGTGAAGTTGCAGACATTCCAAGAAAACTTGACACATTGCCAAGCCTGACCAGATCGGTAGTGGTTGATGCGAACATGCGCCGGGCACCCTCAAGGGTGAGGGCAACGCCTAAGAATTTAGCAGCGCCTAACTGCACGCCTTTGAAAGCAGACTGCCCAGCCTCACCGAACTGATTGAAGCCCGCGGTTAACCTTCCGACAGATTCGGTAGATTCATTGGCAGTCCGGCGCAGGTTGTTGCGCATTTCATTTGCGCCAGCCTCAACCTTACGCTTTCCGTTAAGGAAGTCATCAGCCCTGACCGTGATTCGGTACGCTAACTCATCAACGATCATTGCTTTTTCTCCTGGTGCTTATGCCATACGCGCTGGTTAAAGTTTTCTACCGTAATTGCTTCAAGGATATTATACATATCCCGCACAGAAAGTTTCTCCTGTAATTCGACGTAAGTTGCACGCCCAGAAGAAATGATGGCGAAAACAGGATCTGACATGTTCACAGTGGAAACAAGCTGTGAAGGCGGGTTTTCATTCCCTATGAATGGGAAGTGGACTCTCCGCCGATTGCTAAAAAACTGAAGTTCACCTCAAATACCTTGTCCAGCAACCTGCGGATGGTGTCAGTTTCTTCAAAATCCAGCGGCCCATTTACCAGGCGGTTAGTGGTCTGGTTTTCATGCGTAATGCACACCTGAACAGTTTTCATCAGACGGTCACGCAAAGCACGGGAAACTTCAGGGCTCGCAGAAGTAAGAACAGGCAGTCCGTAGGTCACAAGTCCTGCACATCCCATTGAGATGACGTCTGCAGGAATGCCGGTAAATCCTTCTTCACCCATGATGCGGAACAGGTCCTGCGCCAGCTCATCAGCATCCCATGCTGACATTTCAGTGATGATGAATTCTTTGCCGAAGTCACGACTTGCCGGATTTTCTACCTTGAACATTACTTCTCTGCGAGCCATAAGTTACCTTACTTGCGGGTTGTGTTTTCGAATCGGAATGTCGCAGCACGCGGTTGCAGAATGCGTGCGCCATTCGGCGTTGGTGTCCATGAGTATACTCCCCCATTTACCATCGAAAAGGAAGCCTTCAACGCCGGGACTGAAAGATAGGCGTTACACTGGAATTTTGCAATTGCAGTGCGCTCAGCAGACCACCACTGGTCGATTAACTCTCCAGCCTTAGATGTCGGCATGATGTTGATGGTAAATGCCACAGGATTAAAGATATAACCCATGTGATAAATACCGTCGGCGCTCATTGCGTCTTCTGCGTTCTGCACGGCTTCAGTTGACCACATTGCGTCAACCGCGTAGTCATCCACATCAAAACCACCTGGGAACAGGGCAGGGACCACTATCCGCAACTTACTATTGGCACTTGTAATATCAAGAGGCATTTTAAATTTCCTTACAGGATCGCAGTAGAAGACATGTCGATAGACTGGATTAACTGCCCGTCAACATAGTAGAACACAACGCCAACCAGTTCGCGAGTGATGCGGGTTGCGCCAGTTTGGGTTGGGATATACAGATACCATCCATCGCTGTACAGCACGGAGGAGATGTCTTTACCCACCACGTTAGCAACCAATTTTGTTTGCGAGTTATCCAGCACAACGCCTTTCTGGATTGAGCCAAAGTTGATGTATTTGTTGGCAACGTCAATCACCGAGGCTTGCACTGATGCATAACCCTGGGCGTTATAGCTGTAGCTCTGGTTGTTGGTGAATAACGCGTAGAATGCAGCAATCAGGTCTGCGTTCATCGCAATCTGACCAACGTATGAATCCAGCCAAAGGAACTTGCCGCTGATGTTGCCCGGAGCTGCATAGTTGCCTGAGACTTTCTTCTGACTGTAGCTACCGTAATAGTTGTAGCTGTTTGACTCCAGCGCGCGCGCTTTTTCAAGCGTGTCAACCTTGGGTGTGATCCCGTTGAACTCTCGGTACTTGTATGAAACGCGCCCCTGAGTTGCGTCAAAGTTAAGGCTTGCTGCGTATGCCAGTGGTGTAACCGCATCCAGATAGTCGCCGTAGATCGGGAAGACGCCTTCATAACCTGCCGGCTCAACCTGATTCGGGTAGAAAGCCGTTGAGCTGTTAGCAACCAGCGCATCAGCATCCGGATCGTGCATGGAGTAGAAAAAGTTACTCTTCTGACCATTCACCCATGCTGCCAGCTCAATCTTCTCAGCGTCATCAAACTCAACCACAGATGACAGGCCAACCCAGTTCTGATTCTGGTCGATGATGTTATCCATCGTGTCAGTCAGGCTGGTTACTGCATTACCTGCTGACAGGATCGCGCCAGTTGCTGCAGTGAGCTTCAGACCATTTGTAAGATCGGTTGCGCTCGCGTAGCTAACGTTAGATGTTGCGCCAGTAGTGCTGGATGTGAAGATGAACACGTTTGCGGTTGCATTCCACGTCACAGTTACGCCGGTTAAAGCTGCAGTAAGGAGTGTTGCAATGTTGCTCTGGCTTGTTGCTGCTGACAGGTCAACCGCCTGGCTTGTCTGCTGAGTGCCATCAACGGTTATGGTGAACGTGCCAGAAGGGAGTGCCTTCAACGTGGTCAGTGGCACACCTTTCAGTGATCCTGACATCAGATAACCCGCTGCTGCAGTTGTCTGAATGCGAGACATCAGCAGTGTACCAGGAGTCACTGTGGAGTTATCGTAACCGTTGAAGTAGACGACGGCAGCCAGATACTCTTTAGAAGAAGAACCCAGCATGGCAGATACTTCTGACGCCTGATAGAACTCGTGCACACTACCCGATGGGATAAGCAGGCTGTCAGTCAGGATCAGGCCGTTTGCATCAAGCGCATCACCAGCAGGTGACACCACATTCGGCGTGATGGAAAAATCTTTACTTAATGGAATGGTGCTCATTTATTATCCACCTGTTCAAGAGTGATGTCGGCATGATCGAAATAATCCTGCCGGAGTGTTACCGTAATGTGCGCCTGCAAGGACAGTGTGATAATGTATCTTTCCTGCCACTGGCTTTCCGCGTTGATCATCGGTGCCTGAATTGCTTCCGTTGAGTAAAGTGGCGCGAGTCGCTCATCAAGCGCTTTGATTGTATCGTATCCGTACGTGCTGGAGAATAGCGTTTCAAGCTCAATAGCTCTATCTCCTGCATTTTCCCCGTAAAAATCAACCTGAATTTCCGCCTGGCGCACTTCGGTATAACTCATAGTCGCGGTGTTGTTATCGCCAGTGTCGCCTTTAATGTCTCGCGTAGAGCTAAGACGCTTGAATCGTAGCGGGGTGATGATGTTGAAAACACCCAAAGGCATTGGCACGCGATCGGCCTGGGCCTGCTGGCAAGCGCCAAGATTCAGGCCTTCAATGAAATCAGCCAGGGTGTCAATGACGTTATCAACGGTGTAATCGGTAGCCATCAGGATGCACCATCAGTTTGCAGGCAGACAAGGAGTCGGCACCAGCCGGTATTCCACAGCTCAATAGGTTCGATAACCAGCCAGGTCTGTCCATCGATAATAAACAGATCGCCACCTTTCTTCATGGTCCGGTTAACGCTATAGAGTGCGCCATTGATGTGTATTGACTTGAACAGCCCTTCGATGTTAAGCCCGTCAACGTGCATCATATCGCCTTTTGTCAAAGGCTGTAGCTGTAACGTTACACTTTCATCAGGATAGTAGGTCGGGACTGGCTTTCTTCCCGCGCCCATCACTTCACCCTGATAGCGGCGAAGCGTTGCAGTAATGTCTGGGTTTACGCTGGTAATTGCCGATCGCACGATTGCGTGAAGGTTCATTCTGTACCATCCAGATCTTTAACTTCGTAGCTGATGCTGTTGATCATCACTTTGGTATCTTCCAGCGGCTTGGTTGACATGTTCCCACGCTCTCGACGCTCACGCGCTGTGCGTGCAGAAATAGGAGGATCGACCAGAAGCGTGATGGAGGTGTAAACGTCAGATGCGGCCAGCGCGCCGACCTGCTCAAGCACCTGATTGACCGGCAACCCAGCCATAATCCCTCGACCAATCGCAGCACGCCAGTTATCTGCCTGATCGGCAATGGCGTTACGGAAGAAAGGGCGGGGTGGCTGGCGTTTAGTTGGTACGCCGTATTCGTTATCGAATGCGACCTGAGAAACCGGAGTGCCATCAGGATAGGTTGCTCCACTGATGAAGCCAACCTTCAGCTGCTTGTTGCCGATTTCTCGCTCAATTCGGTTGAGAAAATCCAGGATCGCATCAGCCATGTGGTTACCTTACGTGTAGTCCTGGCGAACGTATCGATACGGGCAGCCCGGATACCACTTAGCCATGCGGTAAACTTTTGTCGCCTGCCAGAATGCAAGGCCGTACGGGCTTTGCGTGTACCATGCGGTTCCGACGCTCATTGCGCCAAGTTCTGAACCAACAGAAACGCTGCCCTCTGTCGCAGAGGAAATGCGGCCCACGAAGCCAGATCCGCCGTTACCTTTGGCATCTCCGTAACGAATCCATGCTAAGTGAGCCATCAGGAGATAAAGGAGTCGCTCACGCTTGGCATATTCAGGCACGACAGAGTACTCTGAGTTATTCAGATAGTCAGTTGCCTCATCAAACAGAAACTGCAGTTGCACATCAGTAACGTCTGAGAATTCCGGGAAGATTTCGCGGAACTTCGCAATATCAAGCGTGACGACTGCCATTACTCTTCCTCTTTGTCTTCTTTCACGCCAGCGTCTTCAGGCTTGATCTGCTCAAGGCCGGTCTTGACGTGCTGACGTTCTTTGGCTGCATCTTCAGCGGATTTTTTGTCGCCAACTGCGAAAAGAAGTCCGTTTACGATAGCTGGTGAACGGGCGTGTGCTTTGGCGTATTCGTCCCACACTTCGGCAGGCACGTCTTCAGTAATACCAAACCCACCGATGATTTGCGAGGATGCGGAGCCGTTCAGTTTAACTTGCTTGTCTGCGCCACGGATAACAACACCGCTAGGTAATTTGCACCCGATGACGTAAGTACCTTTCTTAGCTGCCATGATTCATTCTCTCTCTGTTATAAAAAAGCCGCCCATGTGAGCGGCATTTCATCAGTATAGCGCCAATTACACTCCGAGCATAGACGACACAGCCATAGGCTGAGTAATCACGGCGCCGTAGGTAGCACCTGAGTATTTCTGCTTGTAGCTGGAAACCTGCGGGATCAGCGGGTGAGCACGAAGCTTATCGCTGTACGCCAGGTAGCCGGTGCGCTGGCCCTGAATGTCGGTTGCGATCATCTGCACCAGCTCACCAGCTGCGGTGCTGTATTGCGGAGCCACAACAAACTTCATGTTCGGGAAGGTATCTCGAACCATCTTCTCAACGGTGTTACCGAAGATTTCGTTGGCCTTTTTGAACCAAACAGAAGCTTTCGGAGACATCGCCAGAGTAAGATTGGATGCCATGTTGATACCATCACCCAGCACGCCGTTTGTGCGGCTGATCAGGTCTTCGTACAGCGCCAGAATATCGTTATAGATACCCAGAACTGACTTGGCTGACCACAACACTGCGTTGCTTGCGTTCGGATCTGGAATCGGGCTGATTGACGCTGGCAGGGCAGGGTCGTTCAGGATGCCGTAGTTATCGATACCGGTCACGCCGTAGAAGTAGAACTTATTCGCAGCCTGGTTCAGCACGATAGCAGCAGCACGCTGTTTCTCAGCAACGTATGGCAGCATAGCCAGGCCGTAACGCTCCTGCTCCAGCTCGCCATAAGTAACCATGGTCTGGTAGCGGTAAACCTGACGGTTCTGCCAGGAGCTGGTTACCTGCACGGCACCTTGCTCGCTGTAGTCCTCATAAGCCACCACGTCACCAGTTGGCTCAACGCGCTGGATCATGATGTTGTCCTGAGCCCATGAACCTTTACGTTCTTCCGGGAACAGCTCGGTAGAAGTCAGGTTTGCGAATACAGTACGCACGATAACCGGATCGATGAAGCTTGAAACGATCGCCGGGATACCGCCATTAGGTGGCAGTTGTGGCTGGATGTCGGCGTCCATAGCAAAGCGGTTAACAGTGCTAGGCAGAGTTACGCCGCGCTTCTCAGCTTCGGCGCGAAAAGCGGCAAAATCCGCCTGAGTTAAGTTAGACATTATGCTTTGCTCCAGTTCGAAATGATGATCAGGTCGCCAACTGCTGCGCCGTGTGCCACCCAGAAGCCAGTTTCAACGAAACCAGTTACTGTCGCGCCAGCGGTGCCGGTTGCCAGCTTGCCGTTTGTTACGCTTGCGAAAACCTTCTGACCAACAGTCGCAACGGTAGTGGACTTGGCCCAGAAGTCGCCGCCAACTTTCGGAGACACTTCGCGGCCTTCGATGATCAGCATTGAGTTTGCCAGGTTGTAACCGATGGTTGCCTGAGCTACGTTTTGAATAAAGCCAACTGGCACTGAGTCAGCAGCCGGAGCAACGTTGGTAACAATGGTGCTGTCAGTTGCATCGCGGAACACGAAAGTACCGATGGTCACACCGCCTTCACCAGCACGGAACGCATCAGGACCGCCAGCGGCAGCAATGATTGGGCTGGTAGATGCCGGCTGTGCTTCTGCACCAACACCAACATAAATGCCTACGCTAGATTGAAATGCCATGATTATTCACCCTTGAAGAATGCAGAAACGCGAGTGCGCGAATCGGTGTTAATGACAGGCGCAGAATCCTGAGCCATCTTGTTGCTCTGCAGCATTTCCACCATCGGACGCAGGGCAGAAGAGTGCAGGGAATCAACGTTCTGCACGCCTTTGTGCTTCAGAGCCATGCGATAGACTTCATCAGCGGAATCGCATGCAACACGACCGATAAGCGGTTCGCACAGATGCTCAGCTTCGCGCAGTGCTTTGAACTCGCCACGCATCTGGTTGCGCAGGGAATCCATCGCCAGACGAGAATCTTTAGCCATTTTCTCATCCTTCTCGCGATCTTTCTCTTCACGCTCTTCGCGTTCTTTCAGGCGCATGGCTTCAGACTCATTGTCCTTGTCGGCCTGAGTCTGCTTATCTTCATCCTTCGCCATTTTGTCATCTTTCTTATCGTCATCTTCATCTTCGACGATCTTGGCAACTTCTTCCTTCACTTCGTCCGGGTTTGAATCTTTTGCCAGACGGGGCAGAATGGTGGCCCACAGCTTATCTAGTTTAGACATTACTTTGTGTCCTATAGGTTTGGAGTCGTACACTAAAACGTCAGGGCCTGCCCGTCCGTCTGGAACGATGGCAACGTGGTTGCAAACGATGTCGCGCATCACGCCGTCATATTCCTCGCCATTATACACACCAGGCGTCATATCCGCACGGTAGCGATAAGAAGAGGAAATTTCGCGCTGCTGTCCGGATTCAATGCCAGCAATTGCAACTGAATCCCAGACAACCAGTGAGTCCTGCAGATAGGTGCCGTCGAAATTCGCACCCTCGCCAGTTGATCCGATGATTGCATCTTTAGGTGGAGCCGATGCCAGAACTGGCAGGTGGGTATTGAGTACGGGCTTCTTGTTGAAGGTGGGCGCGGCTTTCGCTAGCTCTTCCGGGCAACGAAGCATCCTATAGCCTTTGTTCTCATCAAGACCAAGCGCTTCCGAGTTCGGGATCTCTTTACCGTAGTAGGTGCAGACGTTAGCCTTGCTGATAGGCGTCATCGTGACATGCATCATGCCATCAACATCCATTGTGCGGACGCTGGCGCGATCGAAAGCTAAAACGCTTTGAACCTTAACCTCGGTTCCGGTGTCGATGATCATTTATTGCATATGCCTTCACAATCAGAATTATCAGCATTATGCAACGGGTGGAAAGATAACGCAACAGGTGGGTGATAGGGGTAGTGTGGAGCGCCCGAAGGCGCTTTTGGTGATAATGGCTTGTTCTGCTTTTTTTACTCAATTCCTTCCATTTTTTCTATAACAATATCATCTTTGTGTAGCTCACTTAGATGCCACTTTTTGCATATGTTAAGTTGTATGTTGTCATGAACCTCCACAGGTGAGGTTTGTGGCGCAGCGTCAACAACACCTGAGATATAGCGATCTTTAAATCTAGCAACGAAATGAATGTATCTGAAATTTCTCAATTTTCACCAACCTCTGCCAATTGAGTCGCAATAATGTATTTAATCTCTGCAACCTTAACGCTAACCCAACCATCACCGGTCTGGCAGCGCCACTCTGATTGATTAGCTCTTGAGACGTAACCAGTGCACTCAATCTCTTCACCATCTATAAAAACAACACGGTAGTGAAATACTGCTGGTGAAGGATTTTCTACTTCTTTCTTTCTTAAATTAAGCCATGCGAACATTTATTAACCCTCAAAACCAAAGATAAATTCCGTGGAAGATCCCGATAGGGAAGAAGATTGCGCCTGCAATCAGAAATCCCCACGCCTCATGCGAGAATCAGTAAATGATGTGGTTAATCCATGCCTCGAATGGCACAAGGATTGCTAGTATGTACCCTAAAATTCCTAATGCGTAACTCATGTCAATCTTCCCATCCTTTATGCCACTTTCCATCATCATAAATTTCAACATTCCTCTGACCAGCAATGAAGTGCCATTGAGGGCTTTCGCTGTTTGCGTAGTGGTACACTCCATTATCATCTTTAAATCTAATGTCATTTTGTTTGTGTTTGCCCATCTCAATCTCCAGTTAATTATCCGCTAACACAATCATGATATCCGAAATTGGATTTATTGTTTAGCAAAAAGTGCTACCAAAGAAAAACCCGCCTAAGCGGGTCAGAAGGTGAGGATAGGTCGCCATGAGCAGCTGCAATTAGGAAGCTCACCCGGCATTATCCACTGCCCATCCAGATAGCATCCTTTAGCCAGCTCAAATTCCTTGCGCTCAGCGCCAGCCTTAACGTGGCTGTGCCTAGGGTTGGCCTGACCAGCGCTGTGAATCCACTCGCCATGCGTAATGCCTGCTGCCTGCTGCCTGACAGATGACAACGCGCTGGTTGCCTTACGCACCTGATCACGCGCAATGAACTCCGCCCGACGGCGCGTGATGCCTTCACGCTGAGTGAAGTTTTTTACCAGCTCATCAGCAAGCTGCTTGCGGTCTCCGCCTTTAGCAACAGCGCGGTACACCATTCCTTCAACCTCAGTAAAATACTTCTCCGGTATTGAGCGAATAAGGCTGACATTCTCCGCAATGATAGCTTCCTGCCGCTCCATCATGGCTGGCGTCCATTGCATGTTAACCGTCATACCTTCCTTGCGTGCCGATGCTTTCAGGTTGCGATCGACTGCATCGGTAGTCTTCGTCACCAGCTCATCACTGACGCCGGTAGCCATATCGATGAAACGGTTAACCCACTTAGCGGCAAGGTTACGAAGTGCGTCACGCACAATGCGCACCGGATTGGCGTCGTTAGCCATTTCCGGTTGTGCGAGCGGGTTATCCTCAAAAACAGCAATAACCGTTGCGCGAACATCCTTGTTCATCGCGCGGATTTGGCGCAGCAGGGTAGAGCGATACCATGAGATATCGCCCGCGTTGTAGTGGACAGGTCGGAATGTGCGCTGGCGCTTACGGCTCATCATCAACCTCTGTCTGCTCTGGCTCATAACCACTCACAAGATTCTCAAATCCGCCACCTTCAATTTCCTTCAGCGCATCTCGGCCTTCTTCGGAGCTGATGAGCATGGAGTCGGCAGCTGTGGTAACAGTCTCAACCTTCAGCTTGTTGATGTTGGCCTTATCCAAATCTGACAGCTCATCCAACGGACGGAACTCGAAGTATAGGTCAGGTTTAATCTCGCCGAACTCAACCAGCTGGATAATCTTGAAGATGGTTTCCAGTGCGCGGCGAATATCACGCTCCTGCATACCTGAGATAGTCTCGTGCCACGTCTCAAGCTCTGAATCACCTGACGCATTCAGACCGGCCGGAGCGTTACCCAGCAGCTTCAGGTTGGTGATGCGTGCCGGGATGCAAAGTTGGTCCTGATAATTCGACAGCAGGTTAGACAGGTCGCTGAGAGAGGTCTGCTGATGTGTAAATTCTTCCGACGCCTTGTCATAGGCCCATATACCCATGTTGTCCTGATACTGCGTGAATAGCTTCATGCGCATATCGAAAGCGCCAGGCTCCTGCAGGCGGGCGTCCATATCCGTTGCCAGGCCACGCATGCGCAGGGTGCGGATAATTGCCGCTACGTTGCGCTTCACGTCACGCCAGTCGTTAACGTAGTCTTCCATCAGCTGAATCAGCGACAGGCCACCGAAATTGTATGACGGCTTAAGGATTTGCATTACCGGGCGTGACACCATGTCGATAAGGCGCGACTCATGCACAGTCTGACCCATAACAAACCACTGCTGCGGCTTGTAGAAGTCAGCCCGAAGAGGGTATTGCGTGTTGTACGTCGCCGGGTAAATCCAGGTTGGATCGGCAATACGGAACCCTTTGAACTTATCCTTTTTGAACGAGCGCGGGTCAAGCACGAGCGGGTTGGCCAACTCAGTCTCACTGGCGTCAGTGTCAACGAAGATGTGCGCAATGCCGAACGTAGCATCCTGCACAACGGCTTCATGAATCAGGCGCTTGATGTCGTACTTGGTTAGTAGGTCTTCCATCGTATCGACGTCATCATCACCGGCCTTCAGTGACTTAACCTCTATCCAGTTGCGCACCATCTCATCGGCAAGCACCTGCACCATATTGTTGTACTCAACCTGCTGCGCCATCGTTGCGAGAATAGGATAGCCACGGAACCCGGCATACTCAGAGCTGAGATTCATCTGGTTCAGCACATCGTAAGGCGTGGCGTCCATAGCGAGCGTTGACTCGACCTTGCCTGCAGGAATTACGCCAGGCAATGGCTCATAGCGCTGGAATATTGCGTAATCTGGTTGTGGTGCGTTGGCTGCAGCTGCGTCCAGATGTCGCTGCGTGATTTTAGCTGGTGAAGCCTTTGGTGCCGAACCACCTGGATTAATGTTTTGTCGTCTGGTCATTTGATCATGCTTTCCGGTATGTGGAACGGTTTATGAATCGGAGCAAATGCCATGATAAAGGAATCGGCGATGTTAGGCGACTTAATGTCACGCTTAGCCAAATCCTTTTTGCTCTCAACCTTCACGCGACCTACGTTGTCGAAGTCTCGCATCGGGATCGCCAGCTCATACTTCAGCTTTTCCAGGTTAGGGCAGCCACTGCTGATGCTGATTAAGTCCTCCACCTTGTAATCAGGCGGCGTGTCACCGTTGCGAATCGCATTCACCACCTGATAAGTCAGGCGAAAACGGTCAGCTACCAGCCACCATGCCTGCGCCTTGAGGTTGGCAAAGAAGTCTTTGTTGGTGATCTTGGGTTGATAAATCTTTTCCGGGAACATCACAGCTGCGCCTGCGTTGAACTTACTGTGCTTTCGGAACCCAAGCTCATTGAATTTTGCACCCACGGCCGCACCTACGCCGATTGAGTCATAAATAACTTCAGCATCACGCTCCTGCGCCAGATGCAGTGCCTTTGTGCAGCTCCAAAGCAGCTTATCCTCACCAGCAGCCCATTCTTCTGTGAAGTAAACCACATTTCCTTTGGCATGCGTGACGGCGCACATATCCTGGCCGCTGTCGGCAACGTCGAAGCCCATGCGAGAGCGACCAGCATCGCTGAATCCGATAGTCTTATGCGCATCGATAGCAGCCAGAATCCAAGACGTCTTGATGACGCTCTCATCATCATCAGTTCGGGGCATTCCAAGCCATACGTGATCGAACGTTTCCGGATTCTTCTTCCGGTGGTTCTCAATCACTTCCAGTGCTGTGTTCGATAAGAATGGGTTTTCTTCGAAGTTAATATGCCTGACAAGAGTGTTTGCAGGTGGATCGACAACAAAATGACGCCATACGAAGTCGGATACCAGGGATGGGTTAAAGAGAAGCCAGCACTCCGATCCCTCCTTTCGAATGGTTGGCTCCAGCACTTCCCACTGGGCCTCGGTGAGCGCGTGTGATTCCTCACTCCACAGGATATCGATCGACTCAATCGACTTAATCTCACTGATGTGCCTCCACAGGCCATAGAACATGAATTCACTGCCAGTGCGCTTGTGGATAATCTTGTTATCCAGAATGCGGAACTCTCCGGTCAGCCCGAAGCGCTCTATCTGAATCTTCAGCAGCGCATATACCGATTCCTCGATCTTGTTCTGAATCTGGCGCACACACAGGAAGCGCAGCTTATAGCGCTGAGCAAGGAATACCGCCATTCCGGCAGCATCCCATGACTTAGAAGAACCACGTCCGCCGTACAGTATCTTGTTGCGTGCTCGCGTGGTCCAGAATGGTTTGAGGGCGGGGTTGAGGGTGGCTGTCATTAGCAGGTAATTGTTCCTGGGGGAAATCCAGTTCCATATCCCGGCTGATTTGTCTGTTTAAGCCATTCCGGAATAGCCCCAGTTCCAATGCCGCCAGGAGACACTGTTGGCTTACCGATTTTCTTCTCTGAAGTCACCTTCACAAAGCAGGTCTGCAGATGCTCTTTAATCATATCCCACTGCTCAGGAGTTGGCGTACCTCCATGAACTTCTGCGAAACCTTGCAGCCAGTATGCGAATTGTTCTGTGGTCATTCTTCTTCTCCGCTTGATTTATAAAAATCATCCAGCCCTTTCGGCTCAACCGTAATGCCGCCGCTAATCTCAGTGTGCTGCTTGAATGCCTGCACGTTGACGTGATCGCCTACGAGCTTTAGGGCTGCGATTGAGTTCTTGGCATCGTCCTGATTCCAGCAGGCTTCGTGAATCATTTTTGCGCGCTCTAGCACGTAATCAGCACTGACTGTGACGCGTTGTGTGCGCTCTGCCATGAGTTCTGAGATACGATCGGAGATCTGAGGTTTTCCGAGGTTTTCCGATCCAATCTCTGAAGCGGCATTTGAGCTGTAACCCGCACGAATAGCAGCCTGAGTCGCATTCAGGTCTACCAGGTATTCACGGCAGAACATCTCCTGCTTTGCGGTTAGGTTTGCCATGGTTATTCCTTGTAAGTCACGTGCAGTCTGATTGACTCAGCCAACAATGGATTAATGATGGTGGAACTAACAGAATTGTATTCATCAAAAACCTGAAAAGGCTTATCAGAAACCTCAGGAAGGAACCTGTTAAATCCTGTCACCACTCGACCATTAGGGAAGGTTGCCTCAACTTTCACGCTGTCTATAATCTTGCCCATAACAATCTCTCTGCCAGTAATATCTGAATTCAGTATATCACCAGCATTAACACTATAGCAAAACTTCTTCACCCGACACGACAGTGACCGTGATAGCTGCGGTTCCTGTTTTGGTGAACATGACTGTGCTGTTTGCTGGGGCACGAAACGTGACCGACTTCGTTTTCTGAAGCGTGCCTGCCAGTCCAAGAAGGATCCCATCCGCAATGCGTGCCACTTCATTCCCGTTAACCGTAACGACAACCTGAACATTTTGCCCGATCGTAAGTGTTGCTGTCAGTGCGTAGCTGAAAGTGTAGGTAGCAAAGGCATCGCGCGTGGTGCTGATCGTGAATCCTGTTCCGACTGCGCGACCGCCTGATGAAACGTAGGTGTAAGATGGCGAGTTAAGCCTGTCCAGTGCAATCTTGTCGGTGTTGGACATTAGGCCATTTGCCAGCGCAGAGGCAACGGCCGTAGTAGTGGCGTTTACACCTGCTGGTCCTTGTGGACCCTGGATTCCCTGAGCGCCTTGTGCTCCCGTTAGCCCCGTCGCTCCCGTGTCGCCTTTTGGACCTTGTGGTCCGGTTGCGCCTTGCGGCCCTGTCGCACCTGCTGGACCGGTAGCCCCAGTTGGACCGGAATCGCCTGTATCACCCTTAGCTCCAGGGTTTCCCTGTGGGCCTTGTGGACCTGTGTTACCTGTTAAGCCTGTCGGTCCCTGCGGCCCTGTTGCTCCGGCATCACCTTTCAGTCCGGCCAATCCCTGCGCACCTTGCACACCTTGAACACCCTGCGGACCGGAATCACCAGTGTCACCCTTTTCACCTTTGACACCTTGCGCACCCTGCGGACCGGTTGCTCCGGTTAATCCGGTTGGACCTGCTTCACCGCGATCGCCTTTCTCGCCTTTTTCACCCTGCGGGCCTGTTGCACCTAATAGACCCTGAATACCCTGAGTGCCTTGTGGTCCTGCATCTCCCTGCACACCTTGTGGCCCTGCGGGTCCGGTAGCGCCTGCTGCACCTGTGGCTCCTGTTGCTCCTGGTTCCCCTTGTGGTCCTTGCGCACCATTTGTGCCTGCAGGGCCGGTGTTACCCTGTGCGCCAGGTGGCCCCTGCTCGCCTTGCGGCCCGGTGATGTCATTCAGGCTTACCAGCGGCGTCCATGTTGTGTCGTCGGTAAGTTTCCACTGGATGGCATCATCTGCAACGATGAACGTAGCGCTCTGACCATCGGTGCCATTCTCTCCGGGCGGACCCTGCACAGCAATTTCATCGGGCATAATTCCGGCGGCATCACGAATAGCCTGCTGACTTTGCGCAGTGAGCATATCCATGACAGGTGCACTGAATCCCTGAAGGTGATCAGGCGTTATCTGCATGTTGGTGATCTGGCTGTTAAGGTTGTCGATTTCTTCGGGTGATGCGAAGTCGATCGGCGACCCATTTGCTGCAACGACGCGAGTGATATTTGCCATGAGATTAATCCTGCTTCATCAGCACGCCAGAGTTACGCAAAGACTGGATTAGCTCAGATAGCGTGGTACCCATAGCAGCAATTGCCGCCTGTGCACTTTCAATATCAGTGACATCGATGGTTTGCACGTCATCTACTGCCATCGCCATCTTGACGACTCCTGGTGATTCATATTCTGCCTGTCGAACGCTTAATACGCCTGATGCTACCGAAAGGTTATCTCCAACCTTTACGCCTCCCAGCGTGGTTTTGGTGGCGTTTGGCAGGGTGTATGGCTCTGTGCTGGATGAAGTGTCGATAATAACAGGTGCGCCGCAGTTGCTGATTACGCTGACTGACATGAGGTTTTCTCCGCAATGAATAGGGATGATTATGCGATGTTCTTGCGGTAAGACTAATCTTATGGCTCTTGGTCAGGTATCGGAATGGTCTGATGAAAGCTGATTTTTGAGCAAAAAAAAGCCCACCAGGAAAGTGGGCTGCGGATAGCAAAAAGGAACTGAGGATGTCGAGAGCTTTACAGGAGATATGAGGGTGCATATCGTTGAGAACACTGACACGCGTTGGCACTGCGTTATCGGCATTTCGATGAAATCTAGTCTGAAAATAACAACAGCCGTTCGGACTAGCATTCTCAACGTTACACACTCTGTGGTTACACGACTCAGGCACCTCCGGGCGTTCACTCCTTTTTTACCCTCGCCGTGTAATTTGATACTAGATCAGAATTATCTGAGTGTCTAGTGTAATTAGTGCCGGTTACGTTATCCGGCGTCAGGCCTGCTGACCGTAGTCCAAGGTAGCACTTGGATGTATTTGGATGGCAGGTGCTGAACTCCTGCATTGCCGAATGAATTTTCGCTATCGAGGGTTTCGCTATATTCACCATCGCATCAGCCTGCGCACTCATCCAAATTTGGCGGGAAGGCGTGGAATCGAACCACGATAAGTTGGTTAACAGCCAACCGTAATCACCTTTATACGACCTACCCAAAATTCTATTCAATCCAGCTCAAATCCACCACGACAAACTTACCATTGTAGGTTTTCACCTTGCAACCTGAATCACTTACCAGGTTAACGAGTCGCTGCATGGTGCCGTAGCTGGATGGTAATTCTTCTGTTTTCCGCCATGTGACGTGGTGCTTGCTGGTTTTCGCTTCTGCCACTAAATCTCTGGCGTATTCTGTGTGGCTCATCATTGCGCCTTGTTCGTTTCGATGTGTTGAGTATCCGTTACTGGATGTGATGTGTCAACTGAAAACGGAAAATAATGCTCCCAATGTTTCTTCCCCGGTGTTTCCCCGGTCTAATTATTGATTCCGGGAAAAGATTATTCAATAAAATCAAATACTTAAATGAAATCGCCCCGGTTTCCATGGTTTCCCCGGTTTTTCCTAGAGAAATTTGACCTGTTTCTATGTGGATTTTATAACAACAACTTCTATATAAGGCTTATAGTCTAAACCCGGGAAACCTGAGAATCAGGGAAAAAACAGAACAAACCCAGTCGTACCAAAGCTTATCGTTTCCCCGGTTTTGCATTTTACCCGGGGAAATACCGGGAAATGGTTAAATTATGAGCTATTTTCAGGCCACTTATGAAGGAAAGCAGGGAATTTACGGGATTGACGGGATTGCAGGGAAGTGCAATAATCAATGGGTTAACTACGGGAGGAAACATGTACAAATCAGGAACAATGTTGTGGGTTGCCGATGAGGTTTTCTCAAAGCTTGATCGCGGAGAGCACGTTGATGTGTTATTCCGGGATGGTCGCGCGGCAGGATTTACGGGTGAAGGCGTCGATCCTTATTTTGTGACGTTGCCATCTTATTACGCTATGAGCCTGAAGACATTGCACAACGCGATGACGCGAATTGGGCATGACAAAAACATTCGTCTTCGCAGCGTTAACATTGGCGATAGTGAACGCTGTATGAGGGTAACGCGCGTATGGTAAATGAGAATCCTCAACCGGGAAGTAAAGCTGATGCCATATTTACTGCTCTGTCTGAGATTGAGCCGGGTAACTCGGTGTTCATGTTCTTTGTTAAGGGAAGAGTCAGCTGCTACTGGACACTGACGCATGAGAGATTCATGGTTGGCGGGAAACTGAACATAAGCGAGCAGGGTGAGATGAAGAAAATATGTCACCTGCAGTTATGGCAGCAACCAGACAGAAAGGAACTTGGCGATCTTGTGCGTAGATATGAAAGCCATGCAGGAAAAACATTCACCATAACGAACAAGAGGGTGGAAAGCCGGATGTTAAGAATTCAGAGGATTTGCTGATGGATGCTAAAACTATTGCAGCAATGGCTGCTGCATCAGACAGGCTTTCGAACAAAGGCGCGGTTAAGGATGATAACGATCCGATTAAGGCGCTCATGCTTCCGGGATTGAGTGCGCATAACCCTCCTGGAGCGCTGTCTGATTTCTGCCAGATTATCGAAAAGCATTTTGAAAGAAGATATGGATCTGAGAATTACCGGATTATCGGCGCGCTTGGCGTTGCACAGGTTCTGGCTGGTCGCAATGTGATGACGCCGACGGATTCAAAGGCAATGTTCCAGATGATGCTTGTTGCTCCATCAGGTAGCGGAAAAACGGCGTGCATGCAGTTTGTGGCTAAAGCAGCATTTTGCCTTGGACTGGAATCACGATTTCGAGGATCTATGGTTACGTCCCTGAAGCAGCTACAGATGGCAACAGTAGAAGCTGGCGGCGCGCTAATCTATTCAGTGGATGATAATGATACTCACGTCCTAAACTGGGATAACGAACGATCTCCGCTTGAAGGTATCGCAAACTTCATTCGTTCTGAATCATCAACTACAACACCATGGCTTGCATCAGCGCCTATCCGAATGGCATTTGATGAAGCTCTGGCGGCTGCATCATCGCAAAAAATGCTTGAGGCTAAAGCCAGGGTTGAGGGATGGATCTTGCCGCGCGTTGACAGCACTAAGGAAATTGATTTCATTGCCCTTGCCAGGATGAATCAGGATGTTGCCAAGCGTTACGCTAAAGCTAAAAAAGATGCCGATATGGCAGAGAAGCCAATTGAGCGAATCAAAGTTGTCCCGATCATTTCCCTGACGCCAGATAAAGGGAAAAGGATCATCAGCAACTGGAAAGATAATGGTTCCATGGGGCGCACATTTTTCATTTCCAACTCTGGCGATATCGAAGAGAAGAAAGATGAACCGGAGGAATGGAAACATGCGCCATTTGTTAACCAGTGGAAACCTCGCATTCCTCATGGGCTGGTTAAAGGTAAATGGGGCGAAGGTGCAAGAGAACGATACCGTGAATTAGATCGTGCCATTGATTCTCTTCGTAACGACGGAGGAATAACAGGAACCGTATCTGCGCGTTATGGCCAGCTGATTATCGACATGGCGACACTATGTGCTTTCGTCGATCCGGCAGCACGAAATGGTAATGACTTCTATGTGAACGTGAATCATATTGAATGGGCTTACCAGGCGTGCCTTGAAAGTCTTCTGGCAATGCGTGATTACAGCGAAGGTGACGCGGAAGAGAATGGTCTTGAAGCTGATGAATGGAAATCCATTGTCAGCAAAATAAAGAACTGCGTTGAGGGTAATGCAAAGTTCCGTGCAAGTCACAGCGTTGCTGTAATGCGTGACCGGGTATGCAGGGACAGGGTTAAAACCATTATCTCAGCGTGCTCGAGCGCAGGAATGCACATCAATGCAGAGATATTTCTTTATCGCGTGCTTGAATGCATTGGAGCCTGTAGGTACGCGCCGGTTGATATAGATCCTGAAAATACCAAAAAGGTAAGAATCATCGAAGGTGGTCGATGGGATGATATTCCCATGACAAGTGAAGTGAGAACCATCCTGGCAACCGCGATGACAAGAATTAAGTGGATGAGGAAATGATATGAGGAAGGTTAAAGAAACATGGCATTGCGATTTTTGTGAAAAAAGTAATGATGAAGTCGATGTTATGATCGCCGGTCCAAATGGTCATGCAATATGCGGGTCTTGCGCTGAGATTGCGATGGAAATAGTTATCCAAAAGAAAAAAGATTTAGAGGATGATAAATGAAACGAATATTCATAGTCGTCGGCCTACCCGGCGCAAACGAGGATGAATTTAAATTCCTCTGCAAACCATTCAAGCGTGATCATGAAATTTCAGTATGGCGGCAGCAAACGAGGAGATATTACTGATGAAAAAGTTAACGGCGGAGAAGTGCAGGGAGCGCATCGCTTCGCTCAAACGAAACAGGCGCGTATTTGGACTGGCTCTGGATTCGGAAATTTACCTCCAAGCCCTTGAGATTGCGCTGCCAGTACTGGAGCAGCAGGAATCCAAAACGGACACCTACCGGCAGATTGAAAATGATGGGGGTCAAAAATGTTGGATCAAGCACGACTAAAAGAGCTAATGCACTACAGCCCCGATACGGGGGTGTTCACCTGGATGCAGGCGCTCGGGCGGGTAAAAGCAGGTGATATTGCCGGGGTTTTACATCATGACGGATACATACTGATAAAGACAGGCGGGAAAATGTATCTAGCGCACCGCCTTGCATGGCTGTACAAGACCGGATGCTGGCCAGCTGATATGGTGGATCACATTAACCGAAACAAAGCTGATAACCGCTGGTGTAATTTGCGGGAGGCTACGCGTTCACAGAATGCACAAAACGCAGGCTTGCAGATAAACAATAGCAGCGGTGTTCGCGGTGTTGATTGGTGTAAGCAGGAAGGCAAATGGCGCGTACGGTGCACATTAAACGGTAAGCGTTATAACCTCGGGTTGTATGACGATCTGAAAACGGCAGATGCAGTCGCAGCAGGCGCGCGCAAAAAGCTGTATGGCGAGTTCGCCAGCCACGAAAACGACATCATCGCCTATCGGGTGATTGAGAATGATGGGAGGGAAGGATGAGTGACTATTTGAAGTTTGATGGCTGCAATGCAAAGGTTGCAGAGGTTAAATCCGGGAGCCAATACACCCTCATCGACCTTAGCAAGGTTTGTGCAATATCCAGTCAAGCAATCAGCCTAGAAGATAACACTGAGGCAGTATGCATTATCTTTGATGGCGGCTTTAACATTCCACTCACCCTTAATGTTGATGTTTATAGTGAGCTACTGAGGGCATGGCTTGACGTAAAAGTGGAAAACTATCCAAAAGGCAGACTAACCGGAAGAGGGTGGGTTCATGACAATTCAAACCAGCGGCGATGATTGCCGTGAAATTAAAAGCGTGTGGGTTCTTGAAGCAGGAAGAGATTATGACGGATCGGAAGTGATCAGCATTCATCTTACTGAGCAGGGAGCCCGAGATGCTGAGAAACTCGTTAACAAGGAGAAATTTGAAGGCTGGGACTGGACAACTGTTGATGAGTATCCTGTGAAATAAAAAAGGCCCGAAAGGGCCTTTGCTTACTTTACAGCAGAGAGTTCTTAATTATTACCTGCTTCGCAATTCGCCTGCCACTTTTCATTGTGAGAAAGTATTGCACGCTTTGTCTGTCCATCCATGACGGCGATGTCGCTTTTAGCGACGATTATTGGCCTGACCCAGTTGCACGCGGTATCTACCACAACAGGATCAGCGCGACCATTTGTCTGACAGCTGCTTGTCAACATCACTATCGCTGAGATTATTAACGCTCTGATCAACATTTGATGCCTCTTTGCTTGCCTGAACCTGTTTTTCAGCCGCGGCATTAGCTGCTACAACTGAAGCCTGTGATTTTTCTTCTGTAGCCTTAGCCTCAGCCACTGACTTACCTTTTGAATGACCAAGACCAAAGGATCCGGCAACTGCTGCCAGAACCGCTACGATCGCGCCGATAATCCATTCAATTCCCATTGTTAACCTCTGAGTTAGTGGAGTCCTCTACCTTCTGCTTGAGCTGCACATTCTCAACGCGCTGCTTATGCATCTTTCCAAGCATTGCTGCGACAAGAACTCCGAAACCAATTGCTTTAGCCACGTAAGGCGGCATCGCGCTCTTAATGTCTTCCGGCATCATCAGCCATACGCTTGTTAGCGTATCTGGTGCAACCATGAATACGCCCATTAATGCGGTCCATGCGCCAATTAACCAGTTGCTGATCTTCTTCATCATTTGCCACCAAATTTAGCGTAGGCATCGCGCAGGCGCGTGTCATAATTTTTCTGCGCCGGGCCGTTGTATAAGCGTGCTACTGTGGACCAGGCCTTGTTTTTAAGTGCGGTCACGATGGATGGATTCGCCTTAAGGAATAACACCAGGCACTTCAGTTGTCCGGCGTCGCTGTAGTTCAGGTTAACGAATTCCTGTACATTAGCCAGTGCAACCGTCTTCCAGTGATAACCCATGATCTGGAATGCGCCCCAGCTACAGGACTCAAGCGCAGAATTTCTGTCGATCGCAACGGCACGCTGCAGTTTTGGATGTTGCTCAGAATACTTCCCGTAACCGCCTGCAGTTTTGTTACAGATGTCCGGATCTGTTTTGGCTACAGTATCTGCGAATGCTTTACCGCGATTGGTGACGAGCTGCTTGTAAAATACGTGGCGTTCAAACAGGATCTTAACTTCGCCGGTTGGCAGGAAGCCATTACCGTTTGATTCAACTTCTGCGAATGCTTTGATGTGGGGTAGGGTGAGGCCAAGATTATTGGCTGCTCGCTGGTAATCAAGATCGGTAAGCATGTTTACCTCTATTCTCGTCGTCTGTCCACTTCGGGTATGATCGTCTCCCTGCGTATGGTGTCAGTTATCTCCCTGACAACTTCAGGTGCCTTGTCGATGTTTTTTAGCGAGTCGCTATTTTTTGACAGGTAATCAACCAGCGCATCGGTCATCTTGCGGTGCTGCTCAGTTCTTTGCCTGTCCAGGACGCTCATCTCATCATCACGACGCTTGCGCGATCGGTACGTCATCCAGGCGAACAGAAGGCCGCCAAACGTTCCGACGATGAAGACTACGTTGTGTGGGTCGACAAGTGCGCCAACGCCGCTTGAAGCGCTGACAGCGCCGCTTGTGTAGGTTGATGCTGGCGAGTGGATAATAGCCGCAAGCTTTTCACCTACAATGTCGGATAGCCTCATCCGCGATTCTCCGGTTAGGATAAGTCTTAACTCAAATTTATCACAGAGGAAATTGAGCGGTTAAATGTAAAGGTTAGTGAACAGTAAGAGGGTATCACGGGGAGGGTTTTTAAAGCCAGAAATGGATAAAGAAAAGCCCTCGCGGGGAGGGCTGATTGTTACAAAGATACAACCTCAATCTTGCATGATGGAAACATCGAAACAACGACTTTGCAGCTTGAAAGGAAAATAGCTTTAGACTTAGTGAATGAATACTTTTTTCCTACAACCAACCATGATGAAGAACCATTTGGTGCTGTTATTTTAACTGAATATTCTTTTTTCATCTTTATCACCCTCATCACCGCACCATTGCGGTTCGGATAAAATAATACCCGCACAGTGGCGGGTATCGTTATGCAAAAAGTGCTATCAGTATTTACCATACCTGTCGAGCACATCATTAATCCTGATCCGCACATCCATATCGCCGACGTTGCCATAAGCTTCTTTCAGGATGTTGACGACATCTTCCGGCAGGTTGTGTGTCTGCATGAAAAACGCCACATCATCAGGGTTATGCTTATCCAGGCGCAACGCAACGAAGTCCGCTTCGCCATCCATCAGGTTGGTGAGTTGCTTTCGTGCCACAAATCCGGTGAGTGTTGAGCCTGTCATTTTTCTACTCCTGAGTTTTAGCGATGATCTGCAATCTATCAACGTTAAGGCGAACAGGATAATCAGCGCCTTTAAAATCAACCATTGCAAATGACGTATTCCATTGATGTTCGATGTGATGAATAGTTCCCATCCATCCAGCAAAAAGTTTGCCAGTAACTACGCGAACTGAGCTGCCTTTCTTCATACTCTATCCTCAATCTGTGATTATGGTATCGGTCTATTCTTATTCGGATAAATCTGCATATTTCTCTTCATAGATTGTCAGTGCAATAAGGGCGATGTTGGCAATAATCATAACCACGATAACAATCATCAGGTCTTCGTTTGACATGACATCGCCTCTTTGCGGATTTGCTCATAGGTTTTGCCTGTGGCGATCCTTAATGCCTGGCATGCCGTTACTGGATGCCACCCAAGCAGATCTGCAGCATCCTTTTGCATAAGACGTCCACCAGTTGCCAGTGCATGCATGCGTCTGATGCGTTCTGCATTAATCATGGACATCATGCTGGGTTTCTTTTTGTTACTTAATGCGTGCTGAACAAGCAAATAGTCCCACCCCATTCCTTCACAGATAGCCTTTGGTGAGAAAACGCCATCATCCATAAAATCGAACAGGGCTGTTGTTATTTGCTCAAAGCTGACGGTTTTGGTGATCATTCCTTCAGGAAGTTTCATGTGCTACCTCTTAAAGCCCGACCAGAGTCTTTTCTGTCTTGTTGATGTGATGCTTTCGCCAAATTCTATCTGATACTCGCGAGACAACCATTGATCGCTTCTGCCCAGCTTGATGGCGATAGCTGCTGAATTGAGGTTGCTGTGCAAGACCATATCTCGCGCAACCTGTAGCTGATAGTGCTTATATGCGTATTTCGTGCTTTTGCCGGTAAATCGGTGGCTCGCCATACGCAAATAATTCCTTCCATACCCGAACCTTGCACACCAGTCATTTGCTCGGTTCATGCCAAGACTTGCCAGCGAATACATTTCACTTTCGAATTGCTCTCTGGTAAACCCTATCTGCGCCACGATGGCTTCTCCTTGCTTTCTTTTATCATCTGCTTGGTGGTTTGAGTTGACTGCACACCAGGGACAACACGATGCAGTTGCGGAGACAATTCATGCAGTACACTGATTCGATCGTCTGAATGGATTTCAATATCCTTAATCGCATCCTTGCCGAAAACTTTGACGATCGCGCTGATGCCTTCGGTAAGGCCTGATTCGTCTGCGTGGGCGCGGACGGCGGATGGTCCATGGTTGATGATCATTTTCTTACACTCATCTTGCTCACTGTTATAACAAATAACGCCCAAAAACCACCGATAGCTAAACCAAAAATAACCAAAGGCCATAAGGCTGCGATAAGCAAACCCAAAAAAGCATCGTTGCCTGGAGACTCGTCAAAGTCAGCGACATATCTCCAGAACACAATAGAAAACGTTAAACCTACTGCCCAATATGCATAAATCATCACATCAACCCTCCCCAAAACTCCACATTTTTACCTTCAACCTGCATCGCGCCAGCCAGGTAACCATTTGCCATATTGAATGAAGCTTCCGCCTTCTGCTCCTGACCGCACCAGCTGAGAATGACCGCGCGTGCTGCCAGCTTGCGTGCTTCATTCATGTGAACTGGATCGACGGCGTATTCATCGTGGTTGTAACGATGCGCAAGATTCGCATGAGATGTTGACTTTGGGTAAAATCCGCAATCAACGTTAGTCCAGTATTTTTCGCGCAATTCGTTAAGTGATTTCATTTAGCTTGACCTTTTTGGTTTCCGTAAAAAGATAATACCCGCACTAGGCGGGTGCTGTTTAGCAAATTGTGCTAATTAATCATTTTTACCGATCAGGTTGTCAAGCCAGTTGATTACTGTGTAGGCCTCGACAAAAAGAACCAGTAAACAAATCAACCAAAGAATATTTCCACCCACACCATCACCTGCTGAACTCATTACCAGAGGAAGAGCAACGAGTGCAGAAACAGACGCGGCAGCCCCAATATTGGTTGGGTAAAAAACAAAGTCACGATAATTTTTCATCAGCTCTTTCATTTCACACCCTCCACATATTCCCGGCAGTCTGCCAGGATTTTTTCGTAACGCTGCATCAGATCTTCAATCGGCAGATAATCCTGCTCGATGGATAAATCCAGATCTTCGCTGAAACCCCATGCCTGATGCTCATTCATGTTAGCATGCTCAACCAGAGCCAACGCGATCATACTGCGCGTGATGAAGATTTGAAGTCGTGCGTTAATGTCATCTACTTCGATATGTTTCACTCAGCCACCTTAATAAACATTTCACAGGTTACGAAACCATGGCGCAAGGTTGCCATGAATGTGCCCGCACGTCCTTTCTGGAATGACATCTCCACAACATTTGACTGTCCAGCTAGCGCACGGCTGACTTTGTGGATCTTCTCCAGACTTGCAGAAATCACCGATACATCACTCACTGCGCCGCGTACATGACTCAACTTACTGACGTCAGGATAATGCATTTCGATCACTGAAATCTTCGCAATTCGTGCGGCATGCTTGTGCAGATCTTTCGGCAACTGATCGACTGATGAATAGGATGGTTTCGTCAGGTAAACACAGCCGGTTTCAGTATCGACAATTGCCGATTCAATGCCCTGCGGCATAGTGAAATGATCAAATTTAACCAGGATGTTGCTTTCACTATCCTTGATGAATGCGCCAGTTTTTGTCGAGCGCATCATTACCTTCCCGTCACCCGACCACATATGTTCTTCGCTAAAATAAATAGCCTGCAGTTCTGTGCGTGTACGAATCTTGCTTACTGTTTGCAGGTGCGCTTTAAGTGCGTTAGCACGAATGATTATTTTCATTTTTCCTCCGGCGCTGCTGGTATTGGCATCCAGTGGGTGACCTCGGAGAAAAGCGGGTATCCGTCAGCATCACTAAATTTACTCAGGAAGTCATAAAAACCTGTCTTTACTTCACCGCCGCAGCAAACAAGAATCCTTCCATCCTTACCTTCCTCATCAGGCATCCGCTCGCTCACCTTCACCCACTCTGCACCACCTGTGGCACATATAGGCTCTATTGGTGCTGTGTGTGGGGCATCAGGTGACGCGCCAACCATATCCTTCCAAATGGAATACACGCCGCCATCAACTGCGCTTCC